TTCAAAATTATAAAAATCAATTTTGAAAAATTATAAAAATCTGAAAATTATAAAATTCATTTTCAAAATTATAAAAATGAATTTTGAAAAATTATAAAATTATAAAATTATAAAATTATAAAATTATCAGAAATATTTTTTGTTGTCGATTCTATATATAAAAGTATTTTTTAAATATGAATAAAAATTTGAAATTAATTATGGTTTAAAGGAATATTTTTATATATAGAATCGACCCTTTTGAATATTTTGAAAAGTTCTTCACATTTTTTTAAATTAATTGATATTTAAAAAATAAAAATATATATAAAATAAAATCTTTTATATAATAAAATGAGTGTCACCAAAATATTATTAGATCCATCAATGGAAAATCAAGAAATTTGGAATCATTACTTGTCGCACAAAACACTTAAACGAAAGTATCTTCAAATAAATGGGGTTAGGACACCTGTCGAATTAAGTCAAGATACATTGAATCTTATTAAAGAAAAGAAGAAGCAAATTATGAAGACAATTTTTGAAAGATATCACAATGCACATCGACAACAATATAATGATTTTTATCGATTAAGATATCACCAAAAGAAAGCTCAAAACGATACTGAATCACAAGAGGAGAGAACGATCCGAATCTTTAAGGAAGATGAAGAAATTCAGAAACTCCGTCGTGATGAAGAAGAACAGAACGAACTTCGTAGGGGGTATGAGAAGCGACTGGATGCGATTGAAAATCATCAGTTATTCCTTCGTAGCCTAACGGAATCTCGCATTGCGGGAGTAGCGCCAAAAAATATTGGTGCGAGAGAGTGGTTTGTAGGATACATAAAGAACGGGAACAAACTCTTTACTACAGAGGGTGAGGAATCCAGGTACGTCTGTAAGTATTACAGAGGGCAATGGCGTTTATTGTTGGAGAGAGGACATCTCACCAAGGGAGAGAAGGATAAACTGGAATATTTTGCGAGAGATTTTGGTGCGATGGACTATTAGAGTGATTAGTATCGTTTTGAGCGATAAAATTATAAAAATCTGAAAATTATAAAATTATAAAACTATTATGGTTCAAGGTTGACCATATCTTTAATTTTTCCATCCCATACATCTCTTAATGGATTCATAAGGGATGTTCTGGGTTTAAATATTAATCTTTTGTTATCCATTGGTTCATCTGGAATTTGAATAAATGGAGGAGGTGAAAATGGAGTCATTTTGAATTTCAAGTTTGGGTCTATTGTATGATATAGCCCTTCGGGCGTATACGCTTTGCTATATTGATTCATTTTATATTATCAAATAAAATATAAAATAAAATAAAATCTTCATAAAATAAATGTCATTAAGAGTAAGAAAAAATATACTCAACAACAAAGTGATTGTGAGTATAGAAGACATTAACAGAGTTAGAACGGGCGTTCAAAGAAGAAGAAAATCTAAACCTCAGCAAGGCTTTCAAACAGTTATTTATAATACAAGAAACCCATATATTGATCCTTTTCAGGTGAGACATCAAATAGAAACGCAAAAATTAAGTAATCAGAATCAATTTAAATTGAATGAAGATTTAATTAAATCTATGAAAACCGATATTCAAAATTTAAAAGATATTAGGAATGAACCACAATTTTTACCTTATGAAATCTTTCAACCGTTAGAAAAACAGCGGCTTGATGATATTAAATATGAATCAGGTCAGGCACTTTTAGACCGAGCATCGTCGTCATCATCCTCGTCATCATCGTCGTCGTCATCATCCTCGTCATCATCATACGATGATCGGTATTATCTTGAGGGTTTAACTAAAAAACAGTTATTTGAATATTCTGTTAGAAATGGTTATGAGATGTCAAAGAAAATTAAAAATGGCGAAAAAGCTGATCTGATAGATTGGCTTATTAAGAATCGTCAATAATCTTATCTCTTCATCTTACTTAACAACATAGCCATATATGGATTATTATAAACAGGATGAGAGACAGTTTCCGGTCGAATAGGTTGAACTGGTTGAATAGGTTGAACTGATTGTTTATATGCTCTGCTATATGGAATATGTTGTCCGGCTTTTCGGCCTCTTTTTTTCAATACTTCAACATCAACGCCAAGTTTTTGTTTGAGTTCTTCAGCTCTCTGTTTAATTTCTTCTTCATCAGATTTTTCTTGTTCCTTTTTGATATCATCCATTTCTTTTTGTTTATCAATTTTTCTTTTATCATCATTTTCTAATCGTTTAGATCTCATCTTTTCGAAAGCAGTCCTTTGTTTTTCAGTTCTTTCTTTCTTTATTTTTCCAGTTACTTTTTCGGGGACTAATATAATCTTACTTCCTTCTGGTAAAAACTTATCGTTTGTGCTCTGAGTCCTTTGGACGATATCGTTTGTTTTAATTTCTTCGGTCATCTTTATTATTCTAGAGAATAAAAATTCATTTTTTTATTCTGAAAAAAATATCTTATATAATAAATGTCTATAGGATCAATTGATATAAATGATTTTCGTAAATTCCAATCAAAAATGTTAGAAGCTAAAGACTTAAAAAGATGTCCTGAAGCTTCTTTCCTAAATAATGATAAAATACAATCATACAAATGTTTATCAGAAGCGCTCAATGATATTATAACGGTCAAGAAGAAAGGCCGGCCAATTGGATCCAAAAATTTTGTAAAAGTTAAACAATAATTCTATCAAACTTTTTGAAATAAATAGGCTTTGCACCGCATAATTGAATATGTAAAAAACTATTCATTTTATCTGTAGCAAAGTTATATATTTTTTTAAGTAAATCTGTATTTACTGCTAAATCAGTTTCTAATGATTCATACTCTTTTTTATTATCAGTATGAAATACACTTATCATATTAGCTCCTCGTCTGATAGTTGGATTTAGTTTGTTGTAGATTTGTGACACTGTGATAATGCAAAGTTTTTTGTGTCTATGATTACAATAGAGAGAATTGATTTTACTCTTCTCATTTGATTTTGGTAAATCGTTAACCACGTCATCTAATATCATTAAATGCCGAGGTAATATTGGTTTTTCATATATTTTCTTTATAACAGGTTTACCTCTTTTATCTCTTCCTATTTCACGTGAATAATATGGATTACCTTTATCGATATCGTTAGATTCTCTTTTGATTTTAAATTCTTCTATATCGTCTTTGTATTGGTTATTAAAGATATCAATATTTTGCATAATCTCTTCTAAAATTTGTTCGTTAAATGTGTCATAGTATCTATTGTTCAACATAAGTTCAGTAATAAGATTATCAAATTTTGAATCACTTTTAGCTGACGGTGAACATAAATAAACTAGATCAAACGAATTTTTTGCACACCATTTAGATTTCGAAGAAGTAATTGCTCTCAGTAATAGGGTTGATTTGCCCGTCCCAGGCCGACCGCATATTAACCACGATTGACTTCCAAATTCAGGTAGAGGGTCTTCACTCTCTTTTACTTGATTATCAAATGCTTCTAAGTCTTGTGTTAATGGATTTTTTTCAAGTTTGAACATTTTTATAATAAGGAAATAATAATTTTCTTCTATAATATAAATAAGATGTGTTATGACAAGTCTCATAGTATGCAACTGGTTATTCAAGGCCCACTGGAAAATATTATCCAAGTGAATGTATTCGGTAAATTTAAAATGTCATTAAATGCCGTTTGGTTTGTTCATAACGGCGATACAGTCGAAAAACTTATACAATTAAAATCTCCACAGTTTCGGTTAAAATATAGCTCAGGTATACAATTAAATCCTGATGGAAGTAAAATACAACTGTTTGCATCTCCTTACCCAATTTTCGTTAGTACTCCGGCTGCTCAGATTGGAGGGTTAAATGGGTCGATTCAATGGGAGGCAGATATTCAAGGATCAATCCAGTTACAGATGGGTGATCTATTGGGATCAATTATTAGTAATCTTGATTCCTGTGTTGTAAATATTAATATTACAAAATTAGATGATTAAAATATATTCTATACGTTTTGCTATATTTTTTTTAATAATTTCTTTATTCCTTTTAATAAAGAAATGTTATATTTGTCATATGCATCAAATAAACAAAGAAATAAACTACAACATTCATTAAATGGCAACGGTTTCTTTGATGACCTTTGGAGTGGCATTAAAAACGTTGGATCATCGATCTATAATGGGGTCAAATCGGTCATCGGATTCGTTGGTGATAAAATTCAGCCTATCGTAAGAACAGTAGGAGATATAGCCAGTTATATTCCGGTAATCGGTGCACCTATATCAGGAATTGCAAATCAGATAAGTAGAGGGATAGACGTTGCAAAAGGGTTTGTGAATAAAGTAGGAGACGTAGGAAGAGGGATAGGTATTTTAAAACAACCACAGAACGCACAACAATTTTCAAGACAAATGATGTAAAGAATATAATTAATTATAAATATAGCAAAGCGTATAAAATATAGCAAAGCGTATAAAATATAATAAATAATAAAATAAAAAATAATTTTTTTTTTCTCTTAGATAAAAATGTCTAACGTAGATCCTCAAACTTACTCAACTCCAAGTATCGCTGTTCAAGGATATGACACAGCGGACAGTCTCGGGTCATCAATGTCTCGTCGCGCTCAACCATCAGAATGTAGCTTGGTAAACATTGTTTCACAATCAGGCACTCAAAGCTCTGGTGGTCAAATCTTGATAAATCTGGCCAACACTCCAAATACCTTTATTAAAAACGGCTCGGTATATTTACGTGTGAGATTATCTATGACCAATGTTATAGCGGCAGCCGGAGATTCCGCGTATTTATCATCTTCTCCCACAGGTTCGTGGGCTTCTATAATCAACAGAATCACGGTGTCGTGTGGTTCAAATGTTATTGAACAAATTAATAACTATGGACTTGCTCATCACGAGGTTCTTTTGCTTCACGCCTCTTCTGGTAACTACTTCCAACAAGATATGAAATTACTTGAGTGCGGTTTGAACAACGATCAAGGTGTTGGTTATGTACAAGGTGTTAATCAGTTTCAATGGGCAAACGGTGTCGGTATCGGACTTGGAACTCGTTTTGTTATTTTGACAATCCCTCTATTTCTTGGGTCTATTAATAACCCTCAGGAGAATAAAAACTTTCCCCTTGGCTTACTCACAGGAGGCTGCCAAGTCTTGATCGATTTGAATAATTTTGCAACAGCCGCTTATAAATCAGCAGGAACAAACGGGCTTGTTACCGATTTTTCAGTGAGCCAAGCGTCTATTTCATATGAAGCTATTAAAGTTAGTTCTGAATATATGAATGCCCTTCGTGGATCTCTTGCACAGTCAAATCAATTATTTCAAATGCCATTTGTATCATCTCTTGTAATGAATGTGGCTTCTAGTGCCGTTTTGGATGTGACCTATGGTCTTGGTCTCAATTCGATGAAAGCCGTCCTTTTCACACAGAAGCCAAGTGCCGGCAATGTGTTAAAAGTAAACAAATATAATGAGTCAAAAGTCTTAAGAGTTTACGCTGATGGTAAACTACAGAATAATTATAACATTGATGACAGAACGACTTATTATGCAGAATTAAATCGAAGTCTCGGTAATTTGGCTTCGCGTTCATCGACATCAGGGCCGTCTGATATGTTTCAAAATTATGATACACTGTATTTTTATTCTGGTGTTGCCTTTAATAAATTAAATGATAGTTCGCTTGCTATGACTGGAAGTGCTTGTCAGCAGCTACAATTTCATTTGGAGTCTACTCCTATAGCTGGTGATTCTACATTTATTGTTATCTTCTATGACTGTGTTTTGACAGCTTCTCCAATGTCAGGAGAGGTCTCAATTTTACGGTGATCGGCGTTGAGAAATTTCAAATTTTAAAAAATATATTGAATAATATAAAATGGGGTTATTTGATTGGCTCAGTGAAAATGTAGGAAATGTATATAATACTATAAAAGATACAGTTGGTTCAATTACAAAAACAGTAAAACAATGGAGTGAAGGTCAATATCACGCACCCGGAGGATATAATTATTGTGGGCCGGGAACAAATTTACATACTGCTGGTAAACCGATAAATAAGGCCGATGAAGCTTGTATGGCTCACGATTATGAATATGATGCTTTAGCTAAGAATAAAAATAATATAAGTCAGACAGATTTTAATCGATTGATTAGAGAGTCAGATACAAAATTAATAAATAGCATAGATCAATCAGGTCAGAGTGATATAGCTTCGCCTATAGAATATATCGGAAGTTTATTAAGCAAATATGCAATTAAAGGTAAAAATTACCTTGAAGATCTTGGAATACTTAATAGAGATCGATTTGTGGGTTGAATTATATAACGGAGTGTATACGCTTTGCTATAAAAGGTATACTTTTTATAATTTTATATCAATAATATAGCCTTTAGGCGTATACACTCCGTTATATAATTATTTGATAATAATCATATATTTTTTTACACCATTTGAATACTTTTAATCCCAAGCATTCAAGAGCTTTTTTAAAACTCGAAGAACGGTCTTAGCGCAACTCGGTTTTCTAATTTTCTTACTAAGTAACAATTTGTCAAAATCAGACTTGAAGGCCTGTCTTGCGGGAAGATTATGAAGAACATTCTGAGATTTAACATCTTCGACAAAATCATCATCGTCTTGATACCATTCACAAACAACAACGATATTATATTTAGTTAAATCTTCTTTCATCAATAATTGACGATGAATTTTATCAGAAATATCAATTAATAGGTAATCAAAAATTTGTTGAGATAAAGGTATATTCACAAAACTTGAATGCCATTCTATAACTTTTCCATATGATGATAATAGTGATACATTTTCTGGCTTATTATGGTTACTTTCAAATACAAGAATAAAAGGCTTTTCATTTTTAGGTTCTTGTTCTTTCACATCTGACTGACTTACAGATATAAAACTTGGAAGCTTATCTAATACTGACATTTTTATATAAGACAAAATAATAAATTATTTTTTTAATAATTGTGTTATCAGTGATGCCAATTTTTCAATTTTTAAATCAGTCTGTTGTTTGTAATCCTTAAGTGTATCTTCTATACGCTTTGCTATATCTTCTAATTCACGAGCGTGTTCTTCGATAATCTGGTTACGTTGCGACAGTGTCTCTATCTGTGTCATCAATTCTTTAACTACATTGACTGTATGCGACAAAATAGGTCTATCACTAACACCTATTAACGTTTTTCTTTCCGCTTCTGGCAATTTTAACTCGTTTTCATAGTCATACCAATGATTAATGACTGATTTAGGTGTTCCGGATATTTCACAAGCATTCAAAACATTTTGGGCAATCCAACCATCTTGTCTACACGAACACACATTAGATATATCACCCGTTTCATTTCCATCTGCTAATGCTGTTTTACAGTCCGATTCTTTCAAACAAAATGAAGTTGGTTCAAGAGCTTTGATAAATGATATACTTTGGTTTATGGGCAACGATTGAAAGTCTTTTTTAATACGTCTGTCTGAGATCGTTCCAAACAAATTGTTAAAATTGTAATAAAAATAACCACCAGCGATATTCGAAGCATTTGCAAACATTTGACATCTATCAACACTTCCACTAAAGGTAACAACGCCTCCTCCGAGAGTAACGTCTCTACTCAACCCACCCGAACCAAAAATCATAAAACCATACGTATTATCGTGAATCCCCCAAGAGGAGTTGTTATTGGACGTCATAAGACAATATCTTTGTCTTAATCCATATCCAGCCCATTCGTTTCTCCCATTCCCCACCGTTGAAACGTGTCCATAGGGATTATCCACGTATTCTGGCGTACACAGACCACGACTGAAATTATTCCAATAAAGACCCCCATAGTTGTTAGCCACCTTGAACCATTTGCTTGTTACTACATCACAAGATACAGTAAGGTTACTTCTAATATCGTCCTCAATAGGATATATTTTAAAACCACTCATTTCTAATATATCTGGTTCAACTGGATTGTTATTATTCACAATAAAACCAACCGATATATAAAAAGCATTAGAGGCGTGAGCCTTACCACCATTTGGTCCTATTGATGCTTTGTAATTATACCATAAAGGAGCGGTTAGGTCAGACTGTGCTACTCCCGAAATTGGATAATACCAATCCGCACCATCACCACTTATATTAACTCCATTCCAAGTATATTCTTGAATTACAAAATAGAAGGTTGGCCCACCCTTGCTAATTGCATTTATACGACGGATATTAAATTCCGCTTGATACGTTTTCAATTTATCTAATCTAATTTTAGGACCTCTAGCCCATACATATTCATCAGTTCTGATAATTTGAGGACCAACTGCTCCACTTGATGAAACTGTATATATTAAATCTGCCTCACTGCCAGCGATAAAACTTGACCAACCCCCTAAAAACGAGTTTAATGTATATCGTGAATCAATGTCAGTTGTTTCGTTAAAAACGGATAGCTGACCAGTCATCGTATCACCTGTCTTCAACACACGTAGAGCATCGGCCTCATCCACATACGATATGTTGGCTTTCTCTGCCAATAAAACATTAATCTGAGATTGGATCGGTGAAGTGACATTATTCAAAAACGATAACTCGGTAGATGTCGTCGGTGATGTATTGATAATTTTGGAACCGTTGATAAAAAGAGCTCTATCTGCAGTCAGATTGTTTAGTATGACACTTGCAGTATTAAGACCACCGCATAGGAGCGTCCCTGTCTGTGAGCTGTTTCCAGTTCTCGTATCAAACATAAATCGTGTAGTGTTGTCCAAAGAACAGAAAAACCCAATACCGGACCAAGATCCTATTCCTCCATTATACGACTCATAAGAAGATCCATCCGCATTGTTAGCAAATAAGAAAACTCCTTTATTAGTGTCACCCCCTTTATAGGGGTGAAATCCACCAACTGAGTTATAAACGTTTCCTGTTAGAGTTCCGCCAGTAAGAGCCAAACGGAGTTCGTCATTTATGTTAACATACAATAAATCTGCCTTAACATTCAATTGACCTTGTATATTGCTACTAACACCGGATATATAATTAAGTTCTGTTGTTGATAATGCAGATGATACTAAATTCTTACTAGCATCAAATATTGCGACCGTGTTTGGATTCTTATCGCTATAATTCTGAGATCCTGAGAATGAATTACCACCAGTTAAATTGGATTTTAAATTAATTATTATGTCTTGTAACGAGTTCTGAGAATCTACGTAGCTAGTTAAACTTTTAGTGTTCAATTGTGTTTGGATATCAGAGCTTACGTTCTCCAAATAAAGAACCTTGATACTATCAACACCACTCGAGGATATAGTTTGATATGCATCGCTAATCAGAATTTTAGAAGCATCCAAACCAGAACAAGCAATTTTTCCACTATTTCCGCGAAATGTTATGGTTTTCATCGGGCTTGAACTATCGGTAAAAATGAGATTTTGATAATCACTGTTCGTATATTCTGTTATTACATCCCAACCGCCTGAGGGTGAGCTATTCAATGAGATCCCTGCATTAAATCTTGCTTTTTGACTGAATGAAGCAGTTCCATTATGAGACACGTTTCCGGCTATAGATTGGTCGCTATATGTTATTTTATTCAAATAGGTCAATGCGTTTGCTGTATCGATATATGTGACGGCATTTGATAATGTATTTAAATTTATGACATCATTTGATAAAATTGGTGTGTGACTTGTCTGAATATTTTGAAAGCCCATATCAAGTTTTTGAATAGCCCCAGTATATGGAACCAAATTGTTTATCTCTAACTCTTGACCATCGATATAAATTTGATCTGCATTTATAACAGAAAGACCGTCTAAATTACTAAAATTATTTGCGTTTTGTATATTTGATAAATTACTCATTTATTATATAATTTATATAATAAATATGGAAATTAATCGATATCATTTGTACTTATCCTCTTCAAAACGACAGAGTGGCGAAATTGAAGATTATAATATAGCACTTAAAAGACCAATTTTGTTAAAAAATCCTCATCATTACTTTAAAATACTCATAAAAGAAGCAACGATCCCTTATACTTTCCAACAAGTAAATAAAAATTACAATAAATTTAAGTATAATCTTCTTAGAAATGGGTTTCAATATCCGGATAGATTTATAACGATCGATAATGGAAATTATACAATTCTCACATTAATAAAAGAATTATCCTCAAAATTAACTTCTGACATTAGTTTATATACGCCAGATTATAATCCCAGTTTTAATTTCACATATAACCGTGATTCTATGTTTTGTACACTTGCTTTAAAAAATGATGGAATATCAAGTAACACTATAAAAATTTTACCTCTAAGTGATCAAATTTCGACAATGATCGGATTTGTTAATATTTGTTCTTTCGGAAATAATGGATCAACAAATTTTAATTGTATGTCATCGCAGCCTGTTAATGTATCACCTATCACTTCTATTTTTATAAGAAGTCAAACTTTAAAACAGTCACTATTATCGACTGAAAATATAGTCAACCCTGATGATAATAGTGATATATTATTACAAATTCCAATATTAGGGCAACCAACATCTTGGTTACAATACCAGAACGAATTAAATATAGAAAATGTTATTATAAATTCTATGATCAATGATGTAAATCTATATCTCTCTGATAATAGAAGTTACTCTTTGGATTTAAGAGGAATTGACTGGTCTTGTATGATAACTATTATTGAAATACAACCTCCAGAAGAATCTCATTTTACAGAAAGTCGAAATTTGTTCAGAAATCCATCGCCAGAAGTGGCTCTCCGAATCTAACTGAGTTAGTTTTCCCGTTGGGGAAAGAATAAAATTAAAAATAAAATAAATATAAATTTTTATATTTAAAAGAATAATTTTTATATTTAAAAGAATAATCTTTATAATAAAAGATGTCCACTTTCCAAAAAGTAAAAATCTTCAAAGATGAAGTTATTCAATCGAAATCTTCAAAGGTCATCCGTAAGCGTTTTTTAAACGATCTTGCAATCAATATAAACAAATTTCGAAGTAATTCCTATGATAATATTATTCAACAAGTCGAGAGAAACGGAGTTAAGAAAAATATTAAATTATTCAACCAAATCAAAGACTTTGTATATGGTGAAAACAAAACAAAAATTACCCTCAAATCAATTAAAGCCGATGTAGATAATAAGAAAATTTTAAGCGATGATGTAAATTCCTTTTTCAATATTAATTATGATGTCGGTGAAAATGTCATTAAAAATGTACCTTTCCGTGTCGTTATTAATAAATTTAAAGATGTAGGAGAAAAGAGAATTATCATCTTTGACGAAGGAAAATCAGAGGGGGCTCGTGAGGCTGTACCTGAGATGAAATTCTTTTTAAACGGTGTTAAATCATTTGTAGTAGGTCAAATGGTCAAGGCTTTTGAAATTTATGGATCTTATAAAATAACTTTTGAATGCTCTGTTTCAATGTTTAGCGAGAGTAAGAATAAGACTGATACTCATTTTTTTCATTCTGGGTCTATTATTGAGAAGGATAAGGGAGTTAATACATTTAGTATTGTAAAAAATGTTAAAAATTTAACAGAGTTATATAAAATGGTTAATTTAGCTTTCGAAACTATCATTTCCAAACTTGAAAAATATGTGGAAACAGGAAGTGACTGGGTTATTACCTCAATTGATACACTCACTTTATCAATATCAAAATATGTGCCTGCATTTGGCTCTAGTTATATCCAACTGCCTACCATCATTCTAAATAAGAAGTGCTGTATCAATATTAAGAATGAAGATAATAGATGTTTTGAATATAGCATTTTAGCTGGTCTTTATTCTGATGAACTTGATAATAAACATCTTGATCGGGTTAGTAAATATGAAAAATATTTGGGAAAATTAAATTTTGATGGTTTTGAGTTTCCATTTTCGGTTGAGAATGTTGAAAAATTTGAGAAAATTAACCATATCGCCATTAATGTCTTTGGACTTGATGACGAAAATAATGTCACAATTGAACATATGCACACTTATAAATCATCAGCTAAAATTATCAATTTATTATATTTTACAAATGAGGAGAATAATAGTCATTATTGTTGGGTCAAAAACTTAAATTCTTTAATGAAGCTTAATCATAACAATAATTTCATTTGTCCTAAATGTCTTCAACGTTTTAGCAAAAAGGAAGCTTTAGATAATCATATCAAAAATAATAAATGTGTTAGTTATAATGGGACAGCTCTTCAAGTTTTACCAGTAGAAGGAGGGCATATCAATAAATTTGTAAATTATCGAAAAAAAATAATGGTTCCCTTCGTTTTATATGCCGATTGCGAGGCCCTGCTAGAACCAGTTGAAGATGATAAAAATAAAAGTTGTTCTTCTTCAGTTTATCAAAATCATCACGCTCGTCATATAGGGGTAAAATTAGTTAGTCGATACCCTTCATATTTATCTGATAACTACAAGCAATTTGATGGGGAGAACTGTATGGAAGAATTTCTAAATTACTGCGTTGATGTTAAATGTAAAATGGATGAAATTATGGAGAAGAATGAAAAATTTGAATATAATGCTGTTAATTTTACAAATGATAATGCTGTTAATTATTCATCTTCTTCAAATTGTTGTATTTGTGAAAAACGTCTGGGATATAAGGATGGATATGATGATGGATATGAGAAGAGTATTTATCACTGTTCTATTACGGGTAAATATATGGGGGCTGCACATTTCAAATGTAGACCAAAAAGTATACACAGTAAATTACCTGTTATATTTCATAATTTGAAGGGTTATGATTCACATTTTATTATTCAAACTCTTGGATTGGTTAAAAAACGTTTAGACTCATCTACCGAAATTACGATTATCCCTACAACAACAGAGAAATATCTATCATTTAGCTTTGATAATATCGTATTTCTTGATAGTCTTCAATTTATGAATTCTAGTCTTGCTTCTTTGGTTGATGCCTTAAATAAAGTTGAATTAAAAAATAAGGGGGTTAATGGTGAATCTGTTTTTACTCATTTCAATAAGGAGTTTAATGGGGAGACTTCCGATTTGGAATTATTGAGACAGAAAGGGATATTTCCATATGACTATTATAGTAATGAGGCTGTTTTAAATGAAAATAAACTGCCTACCATTGATAAATTTTATTCAAAACTAAATGAAGAGGATGCTAAATTAGAAGACTACGTTCGAGCTAACTTAGTTTTTGATAAATTTAATTGTAAAAATATTTATGATTATTTATCGCTATACTTGAAAACGGATGTGTTGCTTTTAGCTGATGTTTTTGAAAATTTTCGATCTATGTGTAAGAATTATTATGATTTGGATCCTTGTCATTATTACACGGCACCTGGCTTTTCCTGGGATTCTATGTTGTTGATGACTGGAGTTAAAATTGAATGCTTTAAACAAGGACAGGAGGATATGCTTAATATGGTTAAGGGCTCTATCAGGGGTGGTGTTTCTATGATTTCGACTCGATATGCAAAGGCTAATAATCCTTATATGGAATCATATGATAAAAATGAGTCTACATCATATATTTCTTATCTCGATGCTAATAATTTATATGGCTGGTCTATGGTGCAAGCTTTACCCTTAGGTGGTTATTTTTGGGAGTTGAACCCTAAAAAATATGAGGTTAATGATGCTTCTGAAATATTGAATTTAATAAATAATAGTGATATGGGTGCTCTTTTTGAAGTTGATTTAACTGTTCCCAGTCATCTTCATTCTTATTTTAATGATTATCCTCTAGCGCCTGCGTCTGCTCTCGGAGAATATAGCCCCTTTATGAGTGAGTTGATGAATACTCATAATATTGATATTAATAATACTGTTAAGAAGTTAATTCCTAATTTATATGATAAGGAAAAATATGTTGTTCATTATAGAACTCTACAATTATATATCAAATTGGGTCTTGTTGTTTCAAAGGTCCATCGTGTCTTATGGTTTAAACAGACTAATTATCTAGCTCAGTATATAAATTTTAACACTAATAAACGTGCTGAGTCAGTTAATGACTTTGAGAAGGATCTTTTCAAATTGTTTAATAACTCCATATTCGGTAAGACTTGTGAAAATATCGAAAATAGAATTGAATGCAAGCTTTATACTAGTTCTGATAAATTTTTGAAGAGTGTCAATAAGCCACAGTTTAAAAATTTCAAAATTTATAGTGAGGGGTTGGCGCTTGTTGAGATGTCCAAAACTCAGATAAATTACAATAGACCTATGATCGTAGGGACCTGTATTCTAGACCTATCTAAATTATTAATGTATGACTTTCATTATAATGTTATGGTTAAGAAATATGGTACAGAAAATTTATCATTATTAATGACCGATACCGATTCCTTATTTTACCATATCAAGACTGATGATGTTTATAAAGATATGGCTGAAAATTCAGACAGTTATGACTTTAGCGGATATCCTAAAAATCATATTTTATTTAGTGATAAAAATAAAAAGGTAATTGGGAAAATGAAGGACGAGGCTAATTCGATTCCAATTATAGAATTCTGCGGGCTTCGATCTAAAATGTATACATATATTAAAGAGGGTGATTCTGCTTGCAAAAGCGTGGCTAAGGGAATTAAACGAAATAAAATAAAAACATTAAAAATGGAGAATTATAAAGCTGCCTTATTTGGAAATATTAAAGAAGAAATTGTTCAAAAAATTAGCTTTAATTTAATTCGACAAAACAACCATAGAATTAATACTATTACTCAGACTAAAATTAGTTTATCTGGATTAGATAATAAAAGATATGTTTTATCTGATAATATAAATACTTTGTCGCTTGGACACAAAGAGGCAATTTATAATTAATTTATAGCCTTTAGGCGTATACACTCCGTTATATGGAATTATAATTAATTTATAGCCTTTAGGCGTATACACTCCGTTATATAGAATTATAATATTAAAATCATTTTATAATTTGAAAATGGCGAAAAAATGAATTTTTGAAAATGGCGAAAAAGTGATTTTTATAATTTTATAATTTTATAATTTTATAATTTTTCAAAATTCATTTTTATAATTTTGAAAATGAATTTTATAATTTTCAGATTTTTATAATTTTTCAAAATTGATTTTTATAATTTTGAA